GCCAGAGGCTCGGACCTATGGATTTGTACGCGCATTGCCTTTCCAAGATTTCTTACGATGACTTTGGAGACGACTACGACGGGTCCGATGTAACTAAAGACGACAACAAACCGGACCCCGATGCGGTAGAACCTGTAAAGCACAGCAAGTACCACCACATTATCTACAAAGCTTATTACGAAGAGCTAGACACCGGACCGGAAAGCCGCAGGACTTCTGCTAAAGCTTGGCCTGAAGGTCCACTTCTTGACCCGTACCGCTTGTCGTGGAAAGACTTGTCGTATATCAGGTACAACAACCCTGGCAAGTTTCGTGTAGTTTACCAACAGGAAGATGCCGAGCAGGACGATGCGCTGATTGACCGCGTTTGGGTAACCGGCGGTGTTGGATCTGATGGTGTTATGTACCATGGTTGCCTTGACCAGGACCGCCTCCCCGGGCATATCCCACCTGGGTTGTCACCTCCGCTTATATCTATTTGCTCAGTTGACCCAAGCCCTACCCAGTTCTGGGCAGTCGAGTGGTGGCTTTACCAGCCAGACTTAAACCTTTACCATCTTGTTGACTGCGAGCGCATCAAGCTGACAGCTGAAGAGCTTCTTGGATACAACATCTCTACCTCTACATATTCAGGCATCATGGAAGAGTGGCAGAACCGTTCAATGTCTATGGGCTACCCAATCTCCCATTGGATTGTAGAGATTAACGCAGCGCAGCGCTTTCTCTTGGCGCACGACTTTGTGCGTAGGTGGCAGGCCGAGCATGGTGTGCTTGTAGTTCCACACACCACTAGCAAAAACAAACTTGACGAGACCCTCGGCGTTGAGGCTTTGATTCCAACTGTAGTTAGATCCGGCTCTGTTCGGCTGCCAACTATGCGCGGGAACTGGAAAACTCTTGCACTTGTAGACGAAATGACTACATGGACGAGAGATAAAACCAGGGGTACTGACATGGTTATGGCTATGTGGTTTATGTTGCTGCACGCGCCAAAACTTACAAAACCAATTTTGCCTCCCCGCCAATGGAGGCCATCTTGGATGTTGGAAAAATGAATATGTTATTCTTTGGCATTACCGGTATTATTTTTTAAGGAGCAATCAAATGGCATCAGCCAAGAAATCTACATCCAACCGAGTCAAGCCAGTATCAAGCGCAGCAAAAGTGCGTATGGCTGATACTAAAGCAACCAAAGCAGCAGCAGCTAAAGCTCCTCGTTACCCACGTGGTCAGCAGGGTTGGGGCATGAACACATCAAAAGGTTCTGTTTCAGTAGTGAATTCCTATGCAGGAACTGACGATGACAATAGAGGTGGAAGAATGTCTACAGGTGTTTACGCAGAAGCCAGTGGCAAAAAAGCAGCAAACTCTTTGGTTAAAACTGCTATGAACTCAAAAGCAGCAGGCTTAAAGGGCATGGGCAAGAAAAAATTGGTTGTAAAACAAAATGATTCTGGCGATTTTGGTTCATATAACTCAAAACCAACCACTGTTCGGTACCGTGAATACGAATCAAAAAAACAACCTAAAGTTACGGTAAAAAAGAAGAGCAAATAAAAAGTAATAAATGATTCAGCCAGAACAGATAGTTGAACTATACAAAGAGCGTTTAGACGCACAAGGACCGTTGCTACAACAAATGCGCGATGTGCGCAGGTTGGCAAATGGCGACATTGTTGTGCCTTTAAACGAACTTGATAGAAATACTAAATCTTCTGTAGCTAATCTTTTAGTACAAGGTTTGGACCAGATGAGTATGCGTGTGGCATCGACGATGCCAACGCCATACTTTCCAGCAATGCGTGAAGGCAACGACAGAAGCATGAAGCTTTCTCGTGAACGTAATCGCGCCATGCTTGCTATCTGGGACCAAAACCGTATGAATCAAAAGATGCGTCGTCGTGCGCGTCACATGCTTGCCTACTCTTCGAGCCCAGTCTTTATCAAACCAAACTTTGATAAGCGTCTCCCTGAGTGGCATTTGCGTAACCCGCTTGATACCTTTGCTGCACCAAGCACAGATCCAGACAATCCAATTCCGGACAATGTAATTTTTACGTACAACCGTACATACCGGTGGTTGACACAAAATTACGGTTATGCAATTAACGGAATCTTGAACGTTGGTAACCCATCCTGGGACGACATGTTTACTCTCCTTGAATATGTTTGTGACAACGAAATAGTTACCTGCGTTCTTGGTACGGAAAAAGCTCGCGACGCGCAAACTGGTCAAACCTATAGCGGTGCGCGTGTTGTAGAACTTTCACGTATGCCAAACCGCACAAACATGCCGCTTGTAGTTATGCCTTCGCGCATTACTTTAGACAAACCACGCGGTCAGTTCGATGGCTTGATGGGTATGTACTACACGCGTGCGCGTTTGCAAGCTCTCACCGAAATTGCTATCGAGCGCGGTATCTTCCCTGACGAGTATTTAGTCTCGCGTCCAGGAGAGAACCCAGAGATTTTGCAAGTTGCCGATGGTAAAACTGGTCAGCTTGGTGTAGTTAAGGGTGGAGACATCCAACAACTCCAACAGAACCCTGGTTACAAGACCGACGTAGCGCTTGACCGTCTTGAGCGCCAAGAACGTCTTGAAGGTTCTATCCCACCAGAGTTTGGTGGAGAGTCTGGCAGCAACATTAGAACTGGTCGCCGTGGCGATAGTGTTCTTTCTGCAACGGTTGACTTCCGCGTCCAAGAAGCACAGGATGTCTTTGCATCAGCTTTGGTGGAAGAAGACAAGATTGCTATTGCGCTTGAGAAAACTTACTGGGGTAACCAGTCAAAATCATTTTATATCCCTGGCCGCAAGGGTGGGATTACAGATTACACGCCTAACAAACTTTGGGAAACTGACTTCCACTATGTTTCATACTCTGCTTCCGGTAGCGACGTTAATAGTCTTATTGTTGGTTTGGGCCAGCGCTTAGGTACTGGCTTGATGTCCAAGGAGACCGCTCGCGAATCTGACCCTTTGATTGTCGACCCAGAGTTGGAAAAGGACCGCATCGTTGCGGAAGGTATCGAATCAGCTTTGCTGCAATCAATCCAAGCACAAGCAGCAGATCCAAATGGTCCATACCAACCTGATGACCTTGCTTACATCTCTACGCAGGTACAATCAAACAAGATGAGTCTTGCTGAAGCTATTCAAGCAGCTCAAAAGCGTGCACAAGCTCGACAGGCTACCCCTGCTCCAGCCGGTGCACCAGAAACAATGCCTGGTATGGCAATGCCGGGTATGGGCGCAGAACAACCAGCAGGCCCACCACCGGGTCCAGCTGGTCCACCGCAATTAGGCGCGCTATTGCAACAACTTGGTGGGGGCGGTGCTCCACCACAACCAATGGGGGCTATGGTCTAAATGGCTAAACAATATACAAACAGAACAGATTTGCAAAACAAAACCACAAAAGTGGCAAAGATGGCTGCAAAAGGCCAGACCTATGGTGCCGCAGGGCAGCAAATGCAGGCACAGTCTGTGGTCCCTATGGGTCGACCCCCTACAGACACGGGCGCAGCAGCGCAACCGCAAAAAAACTACGCTATGCCTGGGACTATCGGTTCTTTCGACAGGCCAACTGAACGACCAAACGAGCCAGTTACCGCTGGCGCGCCGTTTGGACCGGGTGCTACACCGTTTATGGCAGGCACTTTGCCGCGTATGTCAACAGAAAGCAATATAGTTGAACAAATACGTGCAATTTATGCAGCATTCCCCAATGACGACCTTGCTGCATTGCTTGAATCATATTCGGTGGACGGTTACTGATGGCCAGAGGGTTTATTGATGCGGTTACCGGACAACAACAACTAGCAGAAGTAGCAAGACGAGAAGCATTACGCGCACAAGTTGCTCTTGATAGCTCTCAAGACACTTCAAACAAAATTGGGGCGCAATACTCGCAGATTCCATGGGCGCAACCAGGGACTAACTACGCTGCTGCCCAAGCAAATGCTTATGGGCCATCGCAAAAAGCTATTGCCGATATGTCTGGCAGGCAAATAGCTGATCTTACTGACGTACACAGCCCATCTAAAAAAAGTTGGTGGGAACGTAATATCTACGACAAGATAAAAACTGGTTCTCGTTGGACATTTGCTGCTATGCAAGCCGTGCCTGACGTTGCACAAAACGTTGCATCTGACTTTTTAGACAGCGGGCCAGAACAAGGTGGTACTGGATGGGCATCATCTATTTCTGGATGGTGGCAATCTACAAAACTTGGTTCGATGATGAGCGACAGCAAGCTTGCTGGTGACGGATTTTTTGCTGGCAAGGAATTGGACGAACTACAAGCAGAGCGCGCACGCAGATACCGTGGTGAAATAAATGGACATGCATGGACTGTTGGCCGTGGCTCTATAAGTCTTGTTGCCCCTGTAGATAGTTTTGCTTATAAGTTCCTGTCGGGTACGGTTGACGCTGCAGTAAACATAACAACTGACCCATTAAACTTTATTGGCGCTGGGGTAAAAGCATTAAATGTTG